AAAAATATACGAGCTGCAGGAAATATTGCTAAATCATTAGATGTATTTTCGGTAGATAAAAACGGTAGAATTTTAATAGGTTGGGCAGACTCAAACGGAAATGCACCTTTAGCAGATGGCACTTTTGCAAATGGTATTTGGACTAGACGACACCAATATGATGCAACAGGAGCAAAACCTGATAAGATAACAGGAAAAAAAGACGAGTTCATTTACAAAGTATCATACCAATACAACGACAACTATGACCCAACATTTGATGGAAATGAAGAAAGAGTTAAAGATAAAGGAAGTCCTAAACAAGATGACAAAAATAAAATAGACCTTATTCTTTTAAATAAATTGATTGATGATGAAAACAAAGACTATGGGGCAAGTGGAGTTGTAGAAGCAATATCTGTGAAAAATTCTGAGACTGCTGATTATCGTGGCACTTTAGTTAAACAAAAGACAGGTGTTTATAAACACATAAACGGTAATGAGTATACTGTTGTAACAAATGTTTCAAGTGGTGATACGGTTAACATGGATTTTCTTTTTAGTGCGATGTTGGATGATGCTCAAGGTCAGCCAAATTATGATGAACTTATAGGATAAAATTAAATAAACAATTGGTGAAGTATTGTTATAAATAGATAAAGGAGTACAGTATGCCCACACCAACATCATTTAAAGACGCTCAAGCTCTTAACGATATTGAACGTAATGTTCGTCAATATAAAGACTTGGACTTATTCTTTACAAAAAAGAAGTTGTCTTCAAAAGATAGTGATGGTGCAGTAACAGTAAGCGGTGCAAAATCTGATATTGAAAAAGTAACAGACATTACAGCTGTAAAGCGTTCTATCCGCAATCTAGTATTAACTAACCACTACGAAAAACCTTTTCACCCAGAAATCGGTTGTGGGGTAAGAGAGATATTGTTTGAACTAATGACTCCTATTTCTGCACATCTTTTAACCAGAAAGGTAGAAGATGTTATAACCGAATATGAACCAAGAGCACAATTGGTCGGTGTTAAATCAACACCAGACATAGATCGTAATGCGTATGAGTTGACTATAGAATTTTATGTTTTAAATGCTCCAACTGAGTTAGTAGACCTAACCATACTATTAGAGAGATTGCGATAATGGCAATAAACACAAAAAGATTAAATGTAACAGAGTTTGACTTTGATGAGGTCAAAAATAACCTTAAAGTTTTTTTATCTGGACAAACAGAATTTACGGATTATGATTTCGAAGGTTCTGGAATGAACGCACTACTAGATGTTCTCGCATACAATACTCACTATCTGGGTTTCAATGCAAACATGTTAGCAAACGAGATGTTTCTAGACAGCGCATCTCTTAGGTCAAGTGTAGTTTCTCATGCAAAAACTTTAGGGTATATTCCTAACTCTGCTAGGGCTGCGGTTGCGACAGTTAATGTTTCGTTAAACACAACTTCTGTAACTAGTGCAACTATGCCAGCTGGGACGATATTTAACTCTACTGTAAATGGAACAGATTATCAGTTTGTTACATCTGATGCAGTAACATCATCTAACATTGGTTCTTCAATTCCTTTTGTTTTAACTAAAATCTATGAAGGAACTTTTGTAACAACCAGATATACTGTGGATTCTACAGATGTCGAACAAAGATTTCTTGTTCCTAACAGACGAGCAGATACTTCTACATTAAAAGTTGTAGTACAGAATTCAAGCTCGGATAGCACCACCACTACGTTCACACAAGCAACAGACATAACACAAGTTACTGATGAAAGTGATGTTTATTTTCTACAGGAAGTAGAGAACGGTAAGTTTGAGGTATATTTTGGTGATGGAGTTATTGGTACTGCATTGGTTGATGGTAATATTGTAATACTTACTTACGTTGTTAGTAATACTACAGACGCAAATGGCGCATCTATTTTTAAATCAAATGCTGGGATTGCAAGTGTTTCTGATGTATCAGTTGAAGTTGTAGATGTTGCAAACGGTGGTTCAGAACCAGAAACTATTACGTCTATAAAATATAATGCCCCACTAGATTATGCATCTCAAGGAAGATGCGTTACCACTGAAGATTATAAAGTGTATGCTAAGAAGCTTTATGCAAACGCACAGTCAGTGCAAGTGTTTGGTGGAGAAAATGGTTCGTTTGATTCTAGTCTTGGTGTTGTTAGCACTGCTGAATACGGTAAAGTGTTTATTTCAATTATCGCAACAACAGGATTAAATTTAACTTCATCAGAAAAAAGACAACTGGTATCTGATCTTTCTAAATATACTGTTGCATCTATTACACCAGTTATTATTGATCCAGATACAACTTTTATAATTTTAAATGTACAATTTAAATATGATTCTAATAAAACAACATCAGCTTTAAGTGAAGTAGAATCTGAAGTAGTTTCTGCAATAACATCATATGATACAAACAATCTTGGAGAATTTGAAAAGTTGTTTAGACACTCTCAAGTTACTAGACTTGTTGATGACGCAAATGTTTCGGTATTGAGTAATACGACTAATGTTACTTTGGGTAAATTTTTTACTCCGACAACTACCGCTTCTGCATCGTATTATATTTATTTTAATAATGCACTTTATAATCCTCACTCTGGACACAATTCAGCAGATGGTGGAATACTTGCATCAACAGGATTTTTCATTAGTGGTGACACAACAAATGAGCATTTCTTTGATGATAATGGTGAGGGAATTGTAAGACTTTATTATCTTCAATCTGGTGCAAGGGTGTATGTTGATACAACTGCTGGAACGATAAATTATGCAACAGGTGAGGTCTTTATAGAGTCAATTTTCATAACCACAATATCAGATGTTGATGGTGTAACCTCAACGCAAGTTCGTCTTACTGTTATTCCAAACTCAAAAGATATTGTTCCAGTTCGTAATCAAATATTAAAACTTGATCTTACAAACAGTACAGTAACAGGACAGGTTGATACTGTCGCGGTAGGTGATGGAACTTCAGCTGCAACTTATACAACAAGTACGTCTTATAGTACACCATCTGGATATTAAAGAATGGCTCCATTCGACTCTGATATTGATCCTACTGGAAATTTAACGACAAAAATAAGTACGTTAATTGATGGTCAGTTACCTGATTTTATTCAGGCAGACCATCCAATATTTTCTGTATTTCTAAAACAATATTATGAATATTTAGAAGCTGCTGAACTTAGAGTCACAGTAAATATTGATAATCTTATTTTAGAAACAGAAACTAACTTTAAAGTTTTAGGTGTTGATGAAACTGGATCTTATAAAATTGTTTTAGAGGAAGGAGCAGGAACAGAGGGAAAATTTATTGTAGGTGAAACCATAACTGGTGGAACTTCAAAAGCAACTGCAAAAATTCTAGCAGACGATTTAGGTAACACTACTACTCCAAGAATTTTTATTACTTCACAACAAAAATTTATAACAGGAGAAACCATTACAGGTGGAACTTCTTCTTCAAGTGCGGTGGTTTCAAGGTATCGTGCAAACCCTGTGCAGACCATACAACAACTATTAGCATACGCAGATATTGATAATACTATTTATGATTTCTTAGACCAGTTCCGAGATGAGTTTATGAACGCAATTCCTTTGACACTCGCAGACGGCGTGTCAAAGAGAAGTCTCGTTAAAAATATTCGTGAACTATATCGTGCAAAAGGTACATCAGAAGGACACAAAATATTCTTCAATATGATACTTGGTGAAACTCCAGAAGTAATATATCCAAATCAATATATGGTAAGAGCTTCTGGTGGTAATTGGGGCAACAAACTTATTATGCGCGTTTCGCCAGCAGCAAGTTCTGTTGGCGATCAAGCAGTTAGTCAAAAAATTACAGGTCTGACCTCTGGTGCATCAGCTGTTGTCGTTTCAGCTGCATCAATAACTGAAGATACAGTTTCAATAATAGAGTTTGAACTTAATCGTGATTCTTTATCTCCAAATGCTTCGTTTGTTAGAGGAGAAACAATACGAGTAACTTCAAATCTTACTGATACTTTAATGTCATTTACAGTTAATTCAATAGTATCTTCAGTAACGGTTAATGAATCTGGTGCGTTGTATGGTGCGTCAGAGGAAATAGAAATTGATACCGATGCAAATATTGGTAATGGTAAAGCAACGGCTAGAATTGGTAACATTAAATCGGGTAAGGTTAGTGGTGTTGTTATAGATGATGCTGGAACAAAATATCAAGTTGGTGATGTCCTTACTTTTACTACCACAGATTCTAATACCTCAACTGCAACTGGATTTGTTTCTATAATTGATGGTTCAATAGTTATTAACGGTACAGACAAATACTCTACAGATGATGGAGACTTTTTAGTTTTTGAAGATGCAACAACGGAACAAGAATTTTTAGTTGATCTAGAACTTGAAACTGCAACGCAAGAAGCGAATGGTCAAAAACTATTACTTAACGGAACTGATGGTGCTTCACTTCATGCTGGCAATAGTATAATATTAGAAACAACACTTGTCGGAGAAGATACTTACGGTACAGTTGGTGGAGATCAGTTTGCAATTGAAGAAGGAACAGATTCTGCTGGTAATATAACAAAAATATTTCTTACGAATGGTGGTTCTGGATACAATAAACTTCCAACAGTTACAGTCACATCTAATTCAGGCACAGGCACAAGTTTACTTGCAACAACAGATAACATTGGGTCGGCAGGTGAAATAGAAATAACTAATTCTGGGTTTTCATATGTTGCTGACCCAGCTCCAAAGTTTAATGCAAACTTTGTTCTTAAAGATATAACAGGAACTTTTGCAGCTAATGAGACTCTTGCTTCATCAGGTCACACAGGAACAATTGTATCTTTTGATTCTTCTACAAATGTTTTAAAAACTTCATTTGATAATGTTGTAAGATCAGAATTAGAAGTTGCAGATGAAGAAGGTATTACACTTGAAGATTCTTTGAGAGTCGGTGGTGATAACTTAGACACCAGAATGATTTTTGATGATACTCTTGACGAAGAAGAATTTATTTTAACAGAAGATGGCGCTCAGTTTATTGGACTTAACGCAACTGCTACAGATGATGAGTATCTTGTTCTTGATGATGGTACAGGAGAAACATCTGGTAGTGCGATTGTTTTAGAGTCTCCAGATAGTACATTTTTCCCATCTATATTAATGGAAACTGCATCAAGTGACGGAGGCAGCCATGGTGATGAAATTGCAAATGAAGATGGAAGTGGTGATGTTCTTTTATTAGAAACATCTGTATCTCTTGGTGCATCTTCATATCAATTAGAAAGAATAATAACCGAAGAATCTACGCAACTTCCTTCTGCGATACAAGATGGCGATAGTAGACTTATAACTAACGCTGCGTTTGCTACACTTTCGGAAAATGGTGAACCTACTGGATTCTTTCTTTTAGACGGAACAAGTACAACTGTTGTAGATGGTTTATTTACAGATGAAAATAGTAAATTATTGAATGAAGAATTTGGTGATAACAATCAAATTATTTTAAACGGAACTGACTCAGACGGAACAGATGCAAATGCATTACTGTTACAAAATGTTGATGAGGGTGATGGTCAAATAATATTTGATGGTACTGATTCATCTGGTACAGATGTAAACGACCACGTTGTTTTTACAACTATAGATTTTTTTGAAGATGCAACAGGTATCAACCCACACCCAACTACAATTACATCGTCAAGTGGAGCGTCAGCAAAAGTCACTAAAGCTAATATTGCTTCGGGTGTTGCATCAATTTCTCCAACTGCTGAAACTGCAAAAACATACGGACAAGACATTACAAGTCTTATTGGTGAAGATTTAAATCGTATTCAAGACTCTTATTATTATCAACAATTTTCATATGAAGTTCAAGTAGGATCTGGACTAAACTCATATCTAGAGCAATTGAAAAAAGCAGTACACCCAGCTGGGTTTGCAATATTTGGTAAAGTTAAAATAGCTTCATCGGTATCAGCTGCGATAACAAACGCTGGTTCTTCTCTTGGTGGTGGTTACTATAGTGACCTCAGCACAGTTGCACCAGATGATAAGTTCTCTCCAATACTTGCATCTACATTTGAAGTTCTGTTTGACGAAACATTCCAAAGACGTTTGGGAACAAATCCAAATGGTAATGAAGTGGGGGCATACGAACAAAGAGTTATTCTAGAAGATGCTGAAGATGTAACACTTATCACTGATGCAATTCTTTTAGATGGAACGGATTCAAGTTCAAGTGATGCTGGTTCTTTTTTAAGAGAAGAAGAAACTGCGTTTATACGACTTGACGAAAGAATACAAATAGAAGAAGCAACAGACACAACCGCAACATCTCCTGAGAGTTTTATAATTCAAGAGAGTGGTGACAGAATTATATCTGAAGCTGGCATCGCACTTTCAAACAACCTTGCATTAGATGGTACAGGCGATAGTGGTCATGTAAGTCCGACAGATGCTGGTGGGGATATTCTTCTTGATGGAACGGATTCAGACGGAACTGATTATGAAAGTTCTTTAGAATTAGAGATTGCATCTTCTGACCATGTAGGCAAATTTAATTTATTTGCTTTAACTAATGAGGACAATACTCTTCTTAATGAAGCTGGTGGTTCTCAACAACTAGAAACTTCTAATGTTGGTGGTGGAAGTGACTATGACTTATCTATTGTATCTATTATTAGCACGAAAGTTAATATACCTCTTGCAACGCCAAGACGTGCTAATAATGGATTGACATTACTTGGAGTAGACCCATTCCATAATTCTTCTACTTCACTTGGAGTAGAAAAGGGAACACTAACAAATGGTAGGTTAGTATTGAATTTTGGTGAGGATCGTTTTGGTATTATTGTTGATGAAGGTGAAGGCCTTCTTATGGAAGATGACCCCAACAATAATTCTCACTTTAGATTTGATAATATTTTAGAATATACTAATGATAAAATAGTTTTAAATGGAACAGATGGAAGTTCAACTAATGCTGGAGATAGTATTGTACTAAACGGTACAGACGAAAATTCTTCTAATGCAGACTCAGACATAATTGGTGAAAGTGTTCTCACTTATGACAACACTACTTTGTCAGATATTATTCGCCCAGATTTAATTGTGTTAAGTCACGATGAAAAACTAGGTATAGATCATGATGTTGATTCTGCAAACACAAGACCATCTGAACCAGTTGCAATACTACTAGAAGAGAGTCAAGCATCTGGATTTTTTAGACAAGAAAATGAAACAACTGCTCCTGATCATCACGGCGACAAGATAGTTCTTGAAGATAAAACTGGTGTTGGATTTAATAACAAATTAATAGTTGAAAGTACAAGACTAGAAGCTGAAAGTGGTTCAAGTAGCGGAACAGTACCATTTCAAAATCTAACTAACTCAAACTTTGAACCGTTTGCTCGTGCAAGTTTTGTTGAGACTACCGAATACGGTGCGATTGATTTAGAAGATGATGCGTTTGAAGTTACAAACATTCAACTAGAAGATGGTCATGGTGGTGATGGGAATAATCTGATATATGATGGAACGAACAATCAACAGTTATACGCAGGCATGCCAATCGCAATGCAATCCTTCTTTGATACTGGTGTATCTCATGGTGAAGGTGCAGTAGTATTAAATGGAACAGACGGTTCTTCCACAAATGCTGGGGATAGATTTAGATTTGAATTAGCAACAGATGAAAATATTGATAATAACTATCCTGCCATTGCAGACAGTGGTGGTGTTGGTGGTTTTGATACTTCACGATCAATACGATTTAGTTCAACCGCAAAAAGTTTTGATGCTGCTGCATAAAGCGTTATAAATAGAATAGATATAGAGGAAATTAAAACATGGCGTATCAATCACTAGATTTAGGAACATCGGCCGATGACGGAACAGGAGATAGTCTACGAGTTGGTGGTGATAAAATTAATGATAATTTTTCAGAGATTTATACACTACTAGGAACTGGAACTGCGCTTACGTCTGGTCTTAGTGCAACTGCAACGGTAGTTAC